CCGTACTGCCCTTTGCTCAGGTCTGCCTTCGGATGATTCAGCGTACTCATATCCTGCACATCATGCAGGCAGTGGTCAGCCGGAATGATGTCGTTATACGTACAACTCTCTCCACCCGGAGTTACCGTGCTGCGGCGCGCCAGCTGTTTAATGCGCGGATCCGGAGCATCGTAAGAATCCGGTAACGGAAGCCCTTCACCGTAGGCCATGCCGTTGGACTGTCCGGCAAGCACAACCACGTAGAACCAGTCCGGCTTAGATGAAGGGCCGACCTGTGGATCTCCTTCAATAGCCACCGCCTGCATCAGTGTGTACGGCGTAATGGCAACCGGTCCGCCGTATGGCTGCCAGCCCTCTTTCAGTTTGTGTGTCAGCTTTTCCGCAAGGTCTGACGGCGACGCCGCCCTGACAACATCATAGTGTTTAAATGCCATGAATCCTCCCGGCCGGGATAATATTGTGAGTAAAATGAGGAGCGGGCTGAAGTCCGGAAGTTACAGGACAATGGCAGAAGAGAGACAACAGCCCGCAATACGAAAAAGGCCGCGCTATTGCGCAGAGTGATTACTGTCGGATATTATTCGCCAGCTGAAATATTACTTCACGTTTTGTTGTTTATTCCTTGCCGCCCGCGTCTCCCTGCGCGGGCTTTTTTTGTCCATAAGAAAGCCCCTCCGGAGAGGGGCTGGAGAGTGGCGCTATGTGCCATTGCATGGTGCCGGGTGCCTCCCGGTGAATTCAGTACCAGCACCTGAATCCGCGATTATCCCATATACCTACTCGCTGATTGCCCCTCCGCACAGGGGGATTCACCATGCCAGTTTCTTTTAACAAACTCCCCGCAAACCAGACAACAGTCAACCGCCTGAATTGTGAGACATTTAAAAAAAAGGCCCGCAAAAGCGAGCCAGGGAAAATAAGTGTGGCGCGTTGTACTGGATTCGAACCAGTGACCGATTGCTTAGAAGGCAATTGCTCTGTCCGGCTGAGCTAACAACGCAGGATACAGATAATGGACCGCCTTCGGGGACCCGAACTCCGCGCAACCAGCTTCGAAAGCTGGCGCTCTTTCCTGATGAGCTAATGGCGGTATGTGATGGTGGCCCTTGCTGGATTTGAACCAGCGACCTGGCGATTATGAGTCGCTCGCTCTCACCACTGAGCTAAAGGGCCGGGTCAAAAAATAATAATCAGATGAAAATCAATAATCAAGCCCTTGCCTGGATACATATCTGTCTGGCGGGAAGCCATAATAGCGGTGAAATACAGAAATAAAGTAGGACCAGCTTGAATAACCGCATTTTTCTGCTACAGCCTGTCCATATCCATGCCGGGAACATAACATATTGACAGCAACACGCATCCGCTCTTCCAGCAACAAGCGACTGAACATGTGCCCTTCATTTTTCAGTTTTATCTTTAACAAACTCTCACTCATATGCAGGCGTAACGCAATCGCACCAAGCGTCCAGCTTGCTGATATATCTGTCTGAATTATCGCCCTGACTTTGGCACTTATACTGGATAAACATCCACTTAAAAATAATAATATCCGTTCATCTGATTCAAACAGCGACAGGCATGCCATCATAAGAAACATATCCGTGGTATCTCCGGAAAATCTCTGGCTGGTAATTAAAGCCTCAGCCAACGCAGGGTTGTTGGGTTCCAGTGACAGATAAAGCGGAACGTCAGTCAGATGAGTTCTTGTCAGCTTATGCTGAATTTCCAGATATTGACTTACTATGGAATGGTTTATATCGAAAATTTTAACTTTGCCATAATGCATAAGGAAAAGCGCCCTGATGCATTTGGTGGCCAGAACGACTGAGCCGGGCTTAAGTGACAACGTATCCTTTTCAAGAAAAATATTAATTGGGGAGCAAACCATGATAACTGAACAGACAACAACCATTATAATTTTACTTTCATTAGCAATTGGTTAGTTCAATTATAGCCCCAAAAGGTAAATTATCATCAACACATAAGCAAAGGACTGACAGGTGCCGCTAACACCCACCAGCCGCCCATTTACCACAAATAAAAAAGCCTTCAGGACTGAAGGCGTCTGTAACAACCGAACTGATAGTCTGCCAGACCCGCATAACCAGCTGGGTCAGTATTAACTGGCAGCGCTCGCGTGAAAGGTACGTATTCTGCGCAATCTCCCCGACCGTCGCCGGTTCGGTGACGCTTAATTCATCAAACACAACTCTGGCGGTTTCTGTCATATCCTGCTGTTTCAGCATGTCTTTTTACCCTTTCCGGTTAACGTGACACACCAATAACTCTTGTCGAAAAAGCCAGCAAGCTGAAAGACCTGTATTAATAACTACCAGCACATTTAACGCACTGCGCTACTTTGCGGGCACAAAAAACCCGCTCAGAGGCGGGGTCAAGCTATGCGGCGAAATAACCACTCTTAACAGCATACCTGATTTTTTACGTACGTAAATGCTTTGCCGTGCATATTTTTCATGCAAATGTCACGTCCTGCTATTTTTCAGTCTTATAAATTTAAAACCATAGAAAAAATCAATTATGTTTTAAAAATGGATAGGTAAAGAATAACAAGTGACACAGATTCAAACCAAAATGGAAAAGGGTGGCAACCCACAAACGCCCACTCCACATCCATGACAATCCATACACAACACCAGATAACGTGGCAAATAATACAAGTAAAGCACCACCTGAATAGTGATAAAAACCAAACAACAAAGCCGCCACAATTAATGCAACCAATGGAGACGTTACTTCTGATAGCCGTGATTGAATATACCCTCTAAATAATGATTCCTCTGCCAGAGACACAAAAAACAAATTAGCCAATATAAACTCTGGCAACCACTCAGGAAAATGAATCTCTGGCTTTAATCCACCAAAAAAAACAGCCAAAAACAGGATAAGAGGAACAGAGAGCGACAGAGCCCCCCACTTCCACAAAGACACTTCTGATTTTACTTCTTTTTTAAACAAAGAAGATGTACACAGGACTAACAAAAATGGCACCAGCGCTTTATCAAAATTAAAATACATTGTATAGGGAGTACTTTGAGGGCCAACAGTAACAGAATTTAGCACTACAGGATTGTGAAACCCTGGCCATAGATGGAAAGATAATGCTATGGCTGATAAAACTATGCCAACTTCATATATAGATTTAGCCCAGGCGTTATATTTCCAGTTGAACTTCAAAATAATAAAAAAAACGATTGTAGCAACAAAAAATAACACCGACCAATCAATAATATCATTAAGCACAGCCAGGACAACAGACACCGTCAACAATGAAAAAGCCACTACCTTATGCCAACTGAGAGTTGACAGTGACAGTACTAACACAATCCACATAAGCACTCCTTTTATTTAATGATGAAGATTGATTATCAATATTTTCAATTCACCAGGCAACATTTTATCTACCTTCCACAATACATGACCATCAAAAAATAAACATGTTAATTATAAACACAGAAAACATAACCCTCATCACTATATATCCCTACCGCATATCCATATCTAACCGGACATTCAGAGCCATAAGCATTCCTTCAATAATACCTTCCGCTTTATAAAGCCTTTTACCAATAAGCCCATCAGAACATCTATGCTTACGTGCAAGAGCCATAAATGTCATTCCACCTACGTAATAATCCACCAACAAATCGTGCAAATACTGATTATTCTTGTTTAATCGTGCCATACAACCACAAATTATCATGGCGTCATCATCAGAACACTTAGGACGTGATTTCACTTTAGTCGGGATTAATCCTTTAAAACCAGCAGCTATCGAGGGCCATGTTACATCTTCATGATTATTTGCTGCCCATGCCCCCCATCGCTCAAGAACCATCTGGATATCACGCGCCATCGTTACCACCTCTGATTTCGTAAATCTTCACGCCCAGCCGTCCACCTGGCACAGGCTGACCGCGCACAATATTGATTTCATCAAACTGCTCGTCATCAATGAGCACTTCCGCATGCGTCAGCGCATCCAGCGGTGCTTTCAGAATGTTGTCCAGGTCACGGCGGCGCTTATCCGGTGGCTCTGCAATCACCTTTATCGCCAGCCTTCCGGACAGGCTTAATTTCAGCCGCTGCTGGCGAACAATAAGCGCCACAGCCCGGCGATAACGCTCACCGGCTTTTGATACAAAATATGTGCTGCCACGACGTCGCCAGTAGGTGTTCACCGTCGGCGGGTAAAGCAAAACAAACTCTATACGCATCAGTAACCTCTTTTACCCGAGCACGCCGGTTGCAAAGGCGTGATCAAGAAAACGAAAAATTAAATCAACCTGGGAACCATGCTTTTCTTCGAACGCCAGCGGATCCGCATGAAGCTCGTTGTGATGCTCCCGACACAGCGGTAGCGTGAAAATATCGTGGGATTTTGTTCCCATTCCACCCTGACCATGACCAATCAGATGATGAGGATCGTCCGCTGGCTTACCACAACACGCACACGGCTGTGTCTTTACCCAGCGTGTGTATTTCTCATTTACCCAGCGGCGACGTTTAGGTCGTTTCATGAAGGATTCCGGAGACTCCGGATCAACGGCAATGCTGACCACCGTCTTTTCCTGTGGTGGGTTCTGTTGCTGGTGGGTGTGAGGCGGTAGCGCAATATTTTTTGTGCGCTGCTTCAGTATGCTGGTGGCGGTCTGTTCTCCCGGTATGATGTCGCTTTCACGGTACATTGAGCGGATTTTTTCCGCACGCAACCCCAGCGAACGACGTAATACCGCTTCCGGTAGCGCGTCCGCCACCTGATTGCGGACCGCCCACCAGGATAATTCAGCCAGCGATAATTCCCGCTCCTGCGTGCCATTCATTACATGGCGTATGACGTCAATCATCCAGGCTGTCAGATTTTGTTGAGTAAGTTGCTCAAGTGATTCGGAGGTCTGGTCGCGCAGCTGGTTGTCGCAGTGCCAGCACAACACCATTGCGCCAGCACCGTAACTGTGAATAACGGTTTCGCTGTGATGATAATCGCCGTGTGGCCACTGGCAGGATTTCACGTGACGTAATAACCAGTCAGACAGTGCACCAGCGCCGCCAGCTGCACGAATCACCCGCTCATCGCTGAAAAATGGCAGCAGTGATTTATCTTCCGCCAGCGGCTGGCGAACAGTAGGAACCGCTCCAGATGGCAGCGCCCGCATGTTTTTCGGTTCCGGCTCCACCAGCACCCTGCCGCGATGAAAAACTGGCAATGATTCACGACCGGGCTTAAGGACCACCAGCCCGAGTTCCGGAACCAGAACAGGTCGAAGTAATACCCGCACATTACCTCCAGACGCGCTGACGGTAGCAGGCATGTGTCCGTGGCAGATGTGCACGAACAGGAAGATATACAGAAACGGTCCAGGTCAGACGATCAGCGTTCAGACTCCGCTCCACACGGACACCGCGACGCAGATACGCCTCTTGAAGCATATCTGCCTCATCGATCGTACAGAACAGATAGTGAAACCAGCCATACTGAGGCGCACGAAAACGCCTCCCCTGCTTAATTTCCGGGTCGGCTTCAGAATTGTGGGATTTTATGTGTTGTGTCATCGGATTCTCCGGTGACAGCAGGTGTCAGTTGTTCAGGCTGACTGCGCGAATTGTAAGGCAATACGCCGGAATGTACAAACAGAAAACCCGTCAGTAAGACGGGCTTAACAAGCAGGGGCGGTTACTTTAATAATTTCAGTGCCTTTACATCAACTTCAACACTGCTCAGGTCTTTATCAATTTCACCCTCAATTCTTACTTTGTCTTTCGGAGAAACATTCTGCCCGGCCCATACGCTGTCATCAATATCCGTGACAATTGTCCCGCTATTGTCACGAAACTCATAACGTTCATCACCCACTTTTTTAACGATGCTCCCTTCAAGGATAACCCATGCATCATCCTTCAGTTCTTTTGCCTGCGCTACTGTTGAACGCTCTGCTTCTGGCCCCTGGAAACCACCCTGCTGTGCAAAAGCGCCAAAAGACACACCGGAAATAAGTGCTGCAATCAATACCTTTTTCATTCATAGTCCTCTTTCAGAGATGAACATTCAAACAGCATTTTCAGTATGGTAAAGCGCGGGTGCGTTGAGGATGCCTGACACATCAGAGGTGGCGGGAGATTACTCCCCCGCCTGGTCTCTTACTTCTCAGATTCGTAGTCTACGAAGACAGCGACCTCCGTCTGACCGGTTCGGATTCGCACCTCGCAGAGGTCTTTCCTCGTTACCAGTGCCGTCACTATGACGGTTAAACAGATGACGATCAGGGCGATTAACATCGCCTTTTGCTGCTTCATAGCCTGCTTCTCCTTGCCTTTCGGCACGTAAGAGGCTAACCTACATGTGTTCAGCATGGATTGAGCCTCAGATTAATGTTAAGCGTCTTGCAGGACGCGTAATGTTAACTGGGGCTTTTCTCTATCTGCCGTTGGTGTTCATGCCCGAGGCAGATAGCCTCAAGCACCCGCAGCTATTCTACTTAACTTCCCATTACCTCGCCAATATGAAATCGGTCAGAAAGACAGACGTCCCATAAGGACAACAACGGAAAAAGAGATTTTGCTTGATGCTATTTACCTCTGCACCATGAAGTTGCGCCAAAATCCCAGTGGTGATAACAGGAATTTGGTTGTTGGTGATTGGGGAAAGAAGTACGTTAGACTGTGGGTTAGTTCATTGACATGATAGTTACCTGCCTTCAATTTCCTAAGCAAGCGATGTAAACGATAATCAATATCAAATGTATTGACAGGTAAAATAATAACGATGTACCTTTGCTGATAACATATATCAGTCTTAAATCATAATGGAGGTAGATAAAATAACTAAACACACACAACAAATTTTTTATCAGTGACATAGCATATCTTAAGCATCCTTTAATGCTCATGGGGAGAACGCATGACTAAACATATGGACATTCATTGTCAAACACGCATATTTAACTCAATTAACCATGACACCAAATATAAAATATGTATTTTTACTCCAAAAAACATTAAAAAAAATAATGCAACTCTTTATATACTTGATGGGAATAGTGCCAACAATTACATTTCTGATATTCTGCCTGTTATTGATGCACTACCCAATCCACCAGTGTTAGTTACACTTGGTTATGAATCTTGGAATAACCTTAGCATTCATCGCCGTGCTTACGATTATACTCCTGATGGTGAAAATGCTATTGTTGATAACTCTAAACCAGCATGGATCTACTTTACTGGTGGAGGAAGCCAGTCTTTCCGAGAATTATTACTAACTCAGATCATGCCATGGGTTAGTACTATTGCTCCGAACAGTTCCAGAATCGGTATATGGGGGCACTCGCTAGGTGCTATTTTTGTGCTTGATTGCTTAAAAAATAATTCATGCTTTAACTATTATTATATATCTGCACCATCACTTCTATGGCAGAATGAAAGAATCATCAAGATAATTAAAGATGATATATCAGAATCAAAGCACACTAAAAGTATATGCTTGCTTAACGGAAATCTTAGCCTTGATTACTCCGCATCTTTATATCCTGAAGCCATCAAAGCGGAATCTGTTTTGAGAAATATTTTGACAGAAAAATACAGTAATTTTTCTATTGTACAATTTCCAGAGCTCAATCATCAGGAGACTTTCTCTGCTGCACTCTGGAATAGCATTATTCATTTCAGCATATAACAGAAAATATGTAATCACTTTATCAATCTAGCTAACATAACTGATATCAATCCTAATGGGTCTTTGAACATATTAAAAGATAACTTCTCATTTGTACATTGTTGTGTTCTTAGACCCATTTCAAAAATACTATTTTTTAGATACTAATAATTACATCCATTTAGCTATCTTCTAAATACTCCTCTCAGTTTCTTCATTGGAGCTGATTCAACTCCGGCAATGCATACTAGGATCATTTTATAAGCATACAAACAACATCCAGACTGTGAATTATTGCTATTCATTTTCTATGTATCTGCTCTTTTCCCATCCACTGAAACACCAGAATCCAAAGGTTTCATGTTATTTTCACTATTCCATCATTACTCCTGTGTAAAATATCAAAACTCGCTGCATCACTTCACTGTTACGGCACTCACTACAAATTATGTTCAATTGCCTGTCATAGCGGCGTATTTCTCCGTCTGGTAATGACCAGATAAGGTCAGGATCAACCACAACCGGTTTCTTCAGTTTTGCCCTCGATAGTTTTTTGCGGGCGTTTTGCCAGTCCTTACGAGCCTGTTCAGATGGGAATAACCCGTAACCAGAGTTGTATACATCGCCACTGGCAACCAGCTCTCTGGCAAGAACGCTCATCAGATATCTTGTCGCACCTGTCTTGGCTTCCAGTTGCCGTAACGTCTCGCGCCCACTCCGGCGTACTAGCTCAACAACCTGCCCTTTAATTTTTTCCCGCTCTTCCTGTGTAAATACTTTTGCCATAAGCGCCTCCGGCAATCACTTTTCCGATACAACACGGCGGGAAGAATCAGTAATCTGTCGAACAATATCCCGGTGCTTGTTCAGCTCCCGCAGCGCGGCGCAGACTCGCTCCCACTTCTGAACATCACTTTTCGCCCTGCGCAGCGCCAGGT